TCACGGTCGTAACGGCCTTAGATTTTCAAGATATGCCTCAACTGGCTCGTCACTACATCACTATTCGAGCGGCCCGAATCTTTCAGGATCGGGTTGTTGGCTCAGAGAAGCACCACACCTTTACCCTGCGGGATGAGATGATGGCCTTGTCGAGGCTGAAGGAATACGAGATGGACACTGGAGATCACTCGATCTTCGACAACTTTACTGTTTCGCGTGCATTGCGTAGAGAGCCACCTATCAACGAGGTTCACTGATGGCCTTTATTTCTCAGACGGTTCCTAACCTGATCCAAGGTGTGTCCCAGCAGCCGGATTCTCTCCGGTACAACACCCAGGCTCAAAAGCAAGATAACGCTTACGGAACACCTGTGGATGGTCTAATCAAACGGCCCCACACTGAATTCATCGACAAGCTCTCAAGTGCGGATGCCTCAGCAAACCAATTCTTTCATTCGATCAATCGTGATGAAAACGAGCGGTTTATTCTTGAGATTACGGAAGCGTCCACCCCAACCGTGAAGGTCTATGACACCACAGACGGGGCCGAAAAAACAGTGCATGTTCCGGATGGAACAACTTATCTGGATGCTTCTAGTCCATCCACGGCTTACAAAGCGTTGACCATCAGCGATGTCACGTTCATTGTCAACACTGAGAAGACCGTTGCCAAGGATACGGATTCTGCTGACCTTGGAAGCATTGGGTACAGCCTAGATGTCTCTGACTTCCGAGCGGATGTCAACAACGATGGAAGTGTCACAGACCTAACCAGCGATTTCCTGAGGGGACATGAGAAGCTGGTGTACGTCAAGCAAGCGTTGAATGACAGCGAATATCGGATTGAGGTCAAGGCTGCTGGTGCAAGTCACCTGAGTAGATCCGGAAACACCACAGTCGATGCAACTGTCCGTGTGATGGCGAAGACCGAGGACACATCAGGTAGTGGCGGGATGACGAACGCTTGCCAGCCTGGTGAATTGTCGGGAAGTTTGTTGGATTTGAATACAGATCCAGAAGGCATATGTGCCGCATGGATGGGACTAATGCTCGATAACGGTACTGCTGCCGCCGATGATGGAGAACACTTTGTAAAACCGATTGATACCTCAGGATCGGGCCTGACATCAGGAGCCGCCACGCGGTTCGCCAGTGGTGACTTCAAGCAATCAGTCATTGTTCGTCAAGGCAATGTCACAGGTCAGGGACGTGCGGCCATCGCACACGGTTCTTCAAAAAATGTGGGGGGTCGCGGCCCTGTTCTCCACTTTGTCAGTCACGCCGGTCTGACCTCATTTGATATCAATGTGGAGTCTCCCCAACAAGAACAAACTGCGGTTGTGATCGACAGTTTGAAAGGTGTTCAGTCCTTTGTGGATCTCCCGCCGTACGCTCCTGATGGATTCATCGCCAAGGTCAATGGAGATCCCGAGTCAGCCGCAGACGACTATTTCGTTGAGTTTGTCTGCAACGAGTCTGGAGGGTTTGGTAACGGATACTGGAGAGAGACTCTCGGTGTCAAAGAGTTCACCAATGTCTTGGGGCAAGGCCAAGGCCGTCCTGAAGGCATCGAGAAGTCGTTTGATTTCACCACCATGCCTCACATCCTGATCCGGCAGTCTGATGGGTCATTCATGTTTACGAAGGCTGATGGAACAAAAGCACCTACAGGTGCGCCCAGCGGTGCTGACTACTCGAACTTCAAGTGGGCCGACCGCAAGGTTGGAGATAATGAGACCAACCCGTTCCCGTCCTTCACTGATAAGAAGATCAGTAACATTTTTCTTCACCGAGGAAGGCTGGGCCTGACTGCTGAAGAATCTGTGGTTATGTCCTCAGCAAACGAATTCTTCAACATGCACCGGACAACAATGACCACGGTTCTTGATGGAGACCCCATTGATACCGATGTGTCCTTCCGTAAGGTGTCATTGATTCGCCACGCGATCCCATTCAATCAGAACCTAATTCTGTTCTCCGACACCGATCAGTTCGCCCTAACAGGATCTCCGAACCTAACTCCGATTACTGCTCGGATTATCCCGATCACTTCTTACGAAAACGTGATTGATGCGGACCCAGTTCCCGCTGCCTCCAGCCTCTTCTTTGGGTTCAACCACGGTAACTTTGCGGGCGTTCGAGAGCTGTTCCCAACCGACTCTACAAACTTTGATGCTCTTGACATCACTGAGGCTGTCCCTGCTTATGTTCCAGGCAAGGTCAGACAGTTCGCATCCTCAACTGATGAGAACATCATCGCTGTTCTTTCCTCAACTGAGACAAGCTCGATCTACATTTACCGATACTACGAGGTCGGAAGCGGGTCTCAGAAGCGGAAGATTCAGTCTGCTTGGAGTCGATTCACGTTTGGATCGGATGCGAACATTCGCCACATCTCATTTATGGATGAAGATTTGTTCCTGATGGTTCAAAGAACCGATGGTCTTCACCTGGAAAAAATGCGGATTGAAACAAAGCTGGTCGATACCGGACTGAACTTTCGAGCCATGCTGGATCGTCGGATTACCTACGCAGGGACGGATGGAACGATTACAGCGTCATTCTCAGCAGCGACTGGGAACACCACATTCACATTCCCTTATGCCAAGCGGGGCCGTAATCTTGATGGCCTGATCAACAATGGTGTTCGTGTCAATGTCGTGACTCAACCGTCTGATGGAGGAACCACCTTGGTCTGCGAGGGAGACCTAACGTCAAACACCATCTTCTTTGGTGAGGCTTATGAGATGGACTATGAGTTCTCCACGGCTTACCTCAGGACATCCTCACAGACCGCAGGTCAACAACCAATCGTCACTGGCCGCTACCAGCTTCGGTTTGGTAACATCATCCATGAGGACACTGGATTCTTTACCGTGGAAGTTGCAAGTCCAAACCGTGATACAGCCGTGTCCACCTTCAGTGGGGTCGTGGTTGGTCAGGATGCGACTGATGCCCTCAACCTATCGGATGGCACGTTCAGGTTCCCAATCCTCCTGAAGAACACCGATGCAACCATCAACATCAAGAATGACTCACCGTTCCCCAGCAAGTTCATGGCGGCAGCGTTTGAGGCTTCTTACAACACCAAGGTTCGCCAGCGTCTCTAATGAGTGATCTTGTCCGCTACGCTCGGATGCGTGACATCAAGTATGTCGCTGAGAACATGCGTGAGGTTGACATTCAGGAGATTCAGGCCCACACAGGCAGAGATCCATACTCGACCCTGAGGTCTGGATATGAGAACTCACATGAGTGTCATGCGATTCTCTACCCCTATGACAAAAAAGAGGTCATGGGGATCTTCGGGGTGTCTCCAAGTCCTGATGACAAACTTGGCATCATCTGGATGCTGGGTACAGACAGGATCGCTGAGGTTCCGATGCACTTCCTCAGACACTCCCGTTCTGTGATTGACGAACTACATCGCCGTTATCACTTGCTTGCCAATGTGATGGATGAGCGGAACAAGGTGCATCAAAAGTGGCTCCAATGGTTGGGGTTTACATTCATTCAAAGACATCCAGAGTATGGCGTTGAGAAGCGTCCATTCTTGGAATTTGTGAGGTTGAAGGACTGATCTATGTGTACGCCTACAGCCTTTATTGCGTTGACGATTGCTCAAGGTGCTGCGTCATATGCGGGAGCAAGGGCAACCGCAAGTGCCCAAGAAGCGGCTGCTCAACAGTCCTACGACTTGAACAAGGCCAACGCTGAACAATCAGCGATGAACCAGTACCGGCAGATTCGCCAGCGTCAGGCACAAGAGAACGAGAAGTCTGCCCAGGAGATCCAAGAAGTCTCCAGGCGTGCGCTCAAGGCTCGATCTACTGCGATGGTTCAGGCGGCTGAGAAGGGCGTGTCCGGTCGCAACATCGCTGACCTGTTCCAAGACTTTGAGCGTCAAGAGTCTGAGTACCGCAACATCTCACTGCGTAACCGTGCGTTCCGAGAGATGGCCTATGACGATCAACTTGAGGCTGTCCGATTGGGTACTCAATCTCGCATCATCAATGCTCTGCCTGCTCCAGTCGCCAAGCCCAGCTTCATCGCTACGGCTCTCAGGGTTGGCGGTCAGATCGCTGGCGGCATCGGAGACTTCCAAGATCCTAATCCAGAGGCTACCGACTAATGTCACAATCTCAATTTGATGTCGATCTCGGTCTGTTCAAACAGATCGAACCTGCGGCACGGCCCATCGACACTTTTGCTCCAGTACGGATCAAGGCTCCTGACGCTGGCTCTCAACTTCGAGAACTTGCTGCGGGTCTTTCTACGTTCAACAAGGGTTTGACTAAGTTTGGATTGGAGCAAAAAGCTGAGCAAGATGAAAAAGACCGCGTACTTGGCGAGGCGGACGCTGCCGAACTCACACAAGCAGATCGAATCGAGATTGCCCGTCAAGGAATCAGGGACGCTGAGAAAGCGGGACTCATCCCAAAAGGACTAAGCCCTGTCCGTTTGATTGCGATTCAAGAGGCCGTTGGTCGTGACATCGCACGCGATTATGAAAGCAGAGCGTTTGCCCTGTTGCCTCGTCTCACCGATCCAACCAACAATGAAAACATTGATGAAGCGTTCGAGGCCGAGTGGACAAAAACTAACCTGCAATCTGAGTCGTTCTACATCACCTCGGCAGCTCTGAAGGAGCGAGCCAACATCGACCAACGGTTGATCCGGCAAGCAACGGTTGAACGGGGTCGGAACACTTATGCGCTCAACAAAGAGCAACATGCAGATGATCTTGCCAGAGACTTGGACATTGCTGACAGCAAAGGCGAAGAGTTTACGACTAAGGAGATTGAAGCGTGGATGAACAAGGGACGCGATGAGTTTGGAGCGTCGTTCTTTGAGGAAGGCTGGCAGCGAATCCAAGCACAAGCGTTTGACTTGGCAAGGGATGGTAAATTAGAAGAAGCCGAGACATTGTTGGTGAACTTTGAAAATGCAAACCCATCCGGTCAGAAGGGCGCTGACATGGGGCGGAAGTATGCTGATGAGATTTCTTTGGCAGAGGCAAGGGCCGAAGAACTTGCGGAACGCTACGAAGACAACGAAAAGCGAAAACAAGAGCAAGAACGTGATGAGGCTCGCAAGCAAAAGGTTGAGGAGGCGGATCGAATCAGGGACGCTGTTGGAGAACTTGTTGTCGGTCTTGGTGACGAAGTTCCGGATCGGTCAGAGTTTCGAGAACTTGTTCAGTCAACACTGAAAGAAAAAGGATTCTCTCCTGCGTTGATTGGTCGTTACATGACTGACGAGTTCTCCGGTGATTACAGCAGCCTCCAAGACCCTCAGGCTAAAGAAGATGTAATCGCCGCGTTGGCTGGGGCTAGAACACTGGAGGAACTTCGGTCTCTTGCAGACGAACTAGGTGCATCTAAGATTCAACTAATAGAAGCAGAAAGGCGACTGGACACGAAACGTGATGCATTGCTGTCCCAAGTATCTAGGTTGGTTAGCCCAGAGTTGGGTATTTGGCAGAATGAAATAGATGTTCTTCTTGATAATCTTCCCTCTGAAAATAGGGAGTTACGGGCAAAGATCATTCGGCGTGAACTCGGTGCTTTCCAAGAAGAAGTGAATCGCGTGACTAAGGAGGTTCGTGATAACAACCAAGACTTCACTATTGGTGAGGTAGCACGCGAAGTCCAACGACGCATGGCTGAGTGGAACACGGAAAACATCGGAAGGTTGAACAACGCTGATGATGTGAACGCTCCAGTCAACGAGGTAGCCGAAGCAAGATTTGAAATGCCTTCACTCTCGCGGCTTCCTGCCGATCCAGAAGGTGATGAATTCGCAGGAGAAGGTGTTCTTGACGGACTCTTCGCCGGAAGGCTTGGAAACAGGGTCGGAGATTACTTCGATCAGACAACCGCCCAAGGTCGAGAACAATACGCACGCGAGAATGTTCAACCCATCGTTCGAGAGGAGTTGATTGCGGCGGATCAAGCTATATCACTGGCGGTCGCGGGACGAACTCGCACCGATCCACGATCTGGTCGCCCTGATCCAAGGTTTACAACATTTGATCGTCAGGCGCTGGATCAACAAGGTACTCCAGCTCGTCGCTACCGATCTGCTGTCCTGTTCACTGGAGTCTCCATTGAGGATCTTGAACGTGGCACGTTTGAGAACGGGGTGACGATTGTTGACGAACTTAGAAATCCAAAAATGACTCCGTTCTTCCCAAATAAGAAGGCACTGGAAGATGCTCTGGATGAGTACGACAACGCCACCCCTGAAGCCCAAAGTGGAACATTGATTGGGCGACTGATCACTGAACTGGGGGCCGAAAACACAGGAACCGCAGATCAGTTTGCCACGATGCAAGGTCTTCTTCTTCAACGTAGAGGTATGAACTAAATATGTCACGACTTGATGAACTACTCGCTCAAGTACCCCAAGAAGAGATTGATGCCGCAGCCCAAGAAGAATCTGGATTCTTCGACGTTGCTGGCGACATCCTTGCAGCCCCATTCCGTGGTGTCGAAGGTGCAGTCCAAGGCATCTACAACCTCGGGGACATGCTGACGTTTGACCTCTTGCCTGACTACGACAACCGTTTGCTGGGCGAGTCATCAACCACTGCCGGTGGGATTGTCGAAGGTATCTCTCAGTTCGCCAGCGGCATGTTTGTTCCAGGCGTTGGTGGCCTCTCGATTGCCTCGAAGCTGGGCAAGTTGGGTAAGGCTCGCACGTTGCTGACGCAGGGTTCAAAGTCGAGAGAGATCGCCAAGTTTGCCGTAGGTGGTGCAGTCACGGACTTTGCGTACTTCGATGGTAAGCAAGGTCGGCTGTCTGATCTGATTCAACAAAACCCCTCGCTTCAGAACCCGATCACGGAGTTCTTGCAATCAGAGGAGGACGATACTCAGATCGAAGGTCGCCTCAAGAATGCCGTGGAAGGCTTGGGTCTTGGTCTTCTTGCTGATGGGATCATCGCAGGAGCCAAGGGGCTTCGTGCTGGAGGTAAGGCAAAAGCGGACGGAGCGTCTCCCGCTGCTGTCGAAGAGGCGATGAGAAAGGCCGAGGGTGAGCATGCTCCTGCTCCCAAAACAGAGCCAGATGATTTGGTCTTTGAAGCCGAAGAAGGAGCCTTTTATCACGGAACCGCCTCAGATTTAGATGCTGGTTCGGTTGATCCATACGCAACTTCAGTGTCCGGTCTGTATGGTCCGGGGCTGTATCTCACCGACAATCCCAATGTTGCATACGGATACGCGAAGACCAGATCCAAGCAGGCAAAAGGCGATAAATCTGCCAAGGTCTTCAAAGTCAACTTGGGTGAAACAAACCTGATTGATCTCGATGCAAAAGCGGTCGATGCTGATCCAGCGGTTCGGGAGAAGTTTGAGGGTTTCTACAACGGGACTTTAGGTTTTGATGGGAACCTTAAAGAATCCTCAAGTTATTTCGACAACATGACTTTGGGTCAAATCTACGAAGAAGCTACTGACATTCTGTCTGAGGCACGAATCAGTCGAGAAGAAGCGTTGAACTATATTGACCCATTCCAAGGTGACATCATGGCTTTGGGTTATGACGGGTTCCGTCACCTTGGTGGAGGGCGGGTAGGAAAAGTTCGTCACAATGTCGCCATCCTTTTCGATCCATCCGGAAAGACTTCATCAGGCCGTCCGAATCCGATTCAGGGTATGGAAGACATCGTGGGTTCTGGAAAGCCTCGTCCAAAAGCTACGCCTGTAGAAGAAGATGCCACTCCTGGTGCAGGGCCAACGCCTGAGCCTCCAAAAGAACCCGAGTCAGCCAGTGAGTTCCTCGCTGGTGTTGAGGCTGACGATCTCACAGGAAAGCCGCCGTCAGAGCGATTGAACATTCGTCGGGTGTCTGATCAGGACAGCGGCAAGCGGGTCGTGAAGGGAACTCTTGATGAGATGGAGGCTCGCGGAGAGTTTGATGATGTCCGGTCTAAGTCTTTTGAAGAACAACGGGCCGATGCTGCATCGGTGGCTGCGGACTTGGCTGATGCCACAGGCGATGCTTCACTGAAGAATCTTCAAGGCGTTCTCAAAGATAAAGAAGATGCTCTTACCGAAGCACTGCCAGCGTTGACTGCGGTTCGTGAGACTCTTTCCCAGGCTGCCGCTGAAGCCGGTCAGATCGCCCGTAAAGGTGCGAGGGCAACTTCCTCGGAGAAGATGGAGTTCTTGCTTCTTCAACAACGCATCGAAGTCTTGTCAAAGACTGCGGTAAACATGCAGCGAGCCGTGGCTCGGCAGTTGGGACTTCAGCGGTTCATCCCCAGCGTGGACGCAAACGTCAGACTTCTTCCTGATGACTTGGTGAAGGGGGGAACAGACGCTGGGAAAGCTGCACAAGATCAACTTCTCCGTGACCTCGGAGGCGGGGATGCGGCTGAAGGTCTTGCACGGGTTGATTCGATGATGGAGAAGTTTGCTGCTGCCGCTTATCAAAACCCAATGCGTGCGGTCGGTCTGGCTAAAAACGGAGGTAAGCTCAACTTCATCGGGTACTGGATGAACAGCATCCTGTCTGGACCAACGACTCACATGGTCAACATCGCATCCGGTGTCTTTACCACAGCGTTCCTCCCGATGGAACGAGCGTTAGGACAACTCCTCACCGGAAACCTTGAAGCCGCAGGTCGAGAGGTGGCAAAGTACGGGTATATGTTTGAAGCATTCAACGATTCTCTTTCAGCCGCCAAGTTGACGCTGAAGCAAGGTGAGAATGTCTTGGACTCTTCAGTCATGGTTCGTGATGACCTGAAGGCCGGAATCATTTCCACGATTGATGAGAATGTGGATGACGCTGTGTCTGCTTCTCAGAAATGGATCACCGGCATCATCAACACCCCCAGTAGATTCTTGGCGGCAGAAGACGAGTTCTTCAAGCAACTGAACTACCGTGCCGAGGTCAAGGCTGGACTCTATGACCAAGCGGTACGCCGTGGACTCAAGGGCGATGAAGCCGCCGTGTTCGTTGCTGATGGTTTCGAGAGAGTGACTAAGAACGGGCAGCTCTACAACGAGAAGAACCTTCTTCAGCGTGCGGACATTGAGGCCAAGAGATTGAAACTCGATCCGTTGAATACCCCCGATCAGTATCAGAGATTTGTCAAAGAGTTCATGGCAAAGAACTTCGACAAGCAGTTTGCTGACATTGCTGAGACAGGGCTGGGGCGAGCGAGAGAAGCCACCTTCACAACTCCGTTGACGAAGGATCGCGGTGGGGTTATTGATATTGGACGATCCGCAAACAAAGCGGTGAACGAACTTCCGCTATTGAGGTTTGTTCTCCCGTTCGTCCGAACACCTGCAAACCTTCTGGACTTCTTCTTCAAACGATTTGTTCCTACTGAGGGACTTTCAGTGATTGCACGAAAAACCAGAAGGGATCTTCTGTCATCCGATCCTCAGGTCCGCGCTGAATTTGTTGGAAGAATGGCAACCGGAACAATGATGGTCTCAGGGGCCGCAATCTTGCACGCCTCTGGTCGCCTCACTGGAACCGGTCCAACAGATCCATCTCGCCGTGCGTTGCTCGAAGAGGCCGGATGGCAACCCTATTCGATTCTCGTTGGCGACAAGTATGTCTCATACCGACGATTCGACCCGTTTGCTGGGTTCTTGGCTGCCGTCGTTGATTTCGCTGAGGGAGCGAGTTATGCCGAAGAAGAATCAGATGATGAAATTCGCAATTCGTTCGCTGGACTTGTCTTTGCTGCTGCTCAGTTCAATAAGAACCGTTCGTTCTTCCAAGGTATTTCCAACCTTCTGAGTGCCGCATCGGAACCAGAGCGGTTCGGCCCCGGACTTGCGGAACAGTACGCAGGTTCGCTGGTTCCCTCATTCCTCGCTCAACTCAAGCCTGCGTTCGGTGACTCCGAAATCAGAGAGGTTCGAGGACTCGTCGATGCGATGCGTAATCGTATTCCTGGGCTTGCGGAAGGCTTGGAAGGTCGCAGGAACATCTTCGGAGAGAACACCACTCGTCCCACCGGACCTTTGGCAATCGACCCGTTCCCCTACACCGAGGTCAAGGAAGATGTCATCTCTGAGGAGTTGATGAAGATTGGTATGCGGAATGGTATCTCTCGCCCGCGTGTCCGTAAGAATGGACTGGACTTGACCAACTACACCAACTCCAAGGGTCAAACTGCATACGACCGTTGGCAAGAACTTCATGGCAAGGTCAAGCTCAAGGGTCGGACGCTGCGTGACGCAATGAGTCGACTGATCCGATCCCGCGATTACCAGCGGCTCACCGAAGAATCGAACTCCAACTACGACTCACCTCGGGCTGAGGCTCTGCGTCGGTTGGTGTCTCGATACCGTGCCGAGGCATATAAGCAACTCCTCCGTGAGTTTGATGACCTTCGCACTGACGATGTGAACAACAACTTGAACCGTAAGGCTCTCCGAACTGGTAAGAGCCTGTCTCAACTTCGTGCTTTGATTGGAGAAGAATAATGGCGGATGCCTCACTCACCTACACCGGCCTGTCAGGTAGTCAGGCTACGTTCTCTACCGCGTTCACTGGCGGTACAGCTCTGGATGCCTCACACATCGTTGTGAAAGTCGGCGGGGTCACTAAGACCATCACGACTCACTACACCGTGGCGGCAGACCGTCAGTCCATCACGTTTACTTCAGGCAACGAGCCGAGTGCAAACGTGGTGGTAGAACGAGTCACCCCTCGCACCTCAGCGACCCGTCTGGTTGATTTCACAAACGGGGCCACTCTCCAAGCAAACGATCTGGACAACATGTTCCTTCAGGTTCTCTACGTCTCGCAAGAGATCCAAGATCGAGTCACAACGCTGGAGTCTTGAGGTGGAAAACAGTAATCAGATCATGCTGGCATTAGGTCGCCTGGAAGGAAAGGTCGATGCCATGCTGACTCGTCAGAAGCACCAAGATGAAATCTTGGAGCAACATGACCAACGAATCCGAAACCTTGAGCAAAGTCGCTCTTGGCTCCTTGGAGCATCCGCAATCATCGGTGCTTCAGTCTCTTTCCTTATGAAGTACCTATGAGGTGAACTAACATGAAAATTGTAAAACTGCTCGATGGCGTTTCCGCCAACGGTGATGGCGATGTCTACGAATCCCGATTCCTTCGGGACAACGAAGTCGGCTTGGTCCAAGCTGTCTACGGTGGGGATCGCACTGGAACCCTGACACTCAAGGGAAGCCTTGATGGAACCAACTACGTTGACGTTGCCAGCTTCACCGCTGCTGACGCAAAGGCTGTGACCATCTTTCCTTTTATGAAGGGCAACCTCGCCAGTGTCGGTGGATCTACCGGAACCGTGTCCCTGATCTTGGGCGACTGATATGGCACTGTGGTCACCCTCAAATCTGAATGCGACCCTGACGGCTTGGCAACAAGGCGGCACTGGTGTTTCGGTAAGCAGTTGGACAGACTCTTCTGGCAACAGCAATAACCTTGTGCAAGCCGCCAGTGGAGACCAGCCCGCAGTCACCACCTTGAATGGGTTGGACATCCTTGACTTCAACAGAACCCAACTTGACCACATGGACTACGGCGACCTTGACGCTATGGATGTTGGCACTGGCGACTTCTACACGTTTATTGTTATGAACCCAGATGTAAGCAACGCCTTCATGGCTCTTTTAGCAAAGCACAGTGCTGCTGATGACTACCTACTTCGCGTGGATGCTAACAACAAAATCCAGCAATACATCGGAAGCAATGCCGCTGGTATTGTTACGGGGTCAACAACGATTTCATCGGGAACCACTTACATTATTGCGGGCTACAGAGACAGTTCTGTTAGTCGTGTTCGCGTGGATGGTGCAGCAGATGGTTTTGCCCTAAACGCTAATTCATTCAGCAATGCCAACGCTTTCCATGTTGCTGGTCAGGCATCTACGGGAACCTCCGCAAACTTTGACGGGCAGATTGCTGAGATCATCATGGGTCCCGGATCCATTGAGACCGAGGAGATTGAGAAAGTTGAGGGGTATCTGGCAGAACGCTTCGCTCTGACCTCGCTTCCTTCGTCTCACTCCTACAAGCAGCACCCGCCCACTGAGTACCTGGAAATCTCAGGAACCCAAGGTGATATCGAGTCGGGCCTAACGCTGTCCGTGTCCTCTGAACTAACCACGGTGAGGATCTAATGGAAGAACTACTCAAAAAGCTGCACACCGGTATGTGTGAAACTCTTCTGGCCCGGATTGAGTCAGGTGAGGCTACCGCTGCTGATCTCGGCGTTGCCCGTCAGTTCCTCAAGGACAACGGGATCGACGCATCTGCTAACAAATCAGAACCACTGGCAAACCTTGCCAGGTCTTTACCATTCGATCCCAGCATCGAGAAGGAAGCCATCTAATGAAGCACAAGAAAATGAGTGCAAAAGATCGCCGGTTGGCGGCTCTTGCTGAACCCAAAGACAAAATCACCCAAGCCGATGTCATTGCCGGTCGGACGATGAAGATCAAGAAGGGCAAGAAGAAAAATGGAATGCGGGCCTGATATGTACCACAGCAAGCGAAAAGTCGGGAAGATGAAGTCCAAAGCTGCGGCAAAGCCAAAGAAGACCAAGCCAAAGAAAAAGGGCTGATCGATGGCAAAGCGTAAGGTTGGAAAAAAGGCCGAAGGTCTTACCAAACGCCAAGAGGACACCATGAAGCGTCACTCAGAGCATCACACCAAAAAGCACATGGACATGATGCGGTCACTGATGATCAAGGGCGACACCTTTAGTCAAGCCCATAAGAAGGCTCAGAGAAAGGTTGGTAAGTAATGGCAAAGCGTAAGGTAGGAAAGAAGAAACCGATCCCAACCGACAAGGCTTTGTATTCCCGAGTCAAGGCGGAAGCCAAGAAGAAGTTCGATGTCTATCCATCTGCCTATGCCAACGCTTGGCTGGTGCGAACCTACAAGAAGCGTGGCGGAAAGTACCGGATGGGCTAATGAGTTGTCCTGAATGCAATAAGAGAGCATCTGAAGAAAAAAAGGCTCTTCTGGACTGCAAGGGCAACTGTGAAAAGCTGAATACCAAGGCCCAACGTCTATCTCTGGTAGTCGCAGTGCTTGGCACGGTTCTCGGTAAAGAGACTCTTGATATGGCCTTGGGCCTGGAGTCAACGCTCAATCAACTTGCGGCAAAGACCGAAGACACCGGTGCAGCTCTGGCTTACTCGCCGCCTGTCATCGTCCCACCCAGTTCTCCAAAGGATCCTGATCCCAAGCCCTCAGGGTTGTCCTACATGAGTGCTGCCGTGGAGCGTGAAGACTCCTTGCTGTCTTATGTTCCACCTCTGACAACCTTTGAGTGGACTGAGCCAGACCCAGAGTTGTTCACTTGGCGGGATGACACATCACTACAAAACTCAATGATTGTTCCGTTCCGTAACGGGTTGTTCCTGTTCGGACTCGCATATCTTGGACACCAGAAAAGGCGTAGAAATGGCTAGACACTCGGGCGGACTCACCAAGTGGTTCAAAGAAGACTGGATTGACCTACGGACTGGCAAAAAGTGCGGGCGGTCTGGCGAGGAGATGTCCACTCGGAAGTATCCAGTGTGCCGTCCTCGTAAGATTGCCAACCGGATGACCAAGAAAGAAAAGCAAGCGGTCATCGCCAAGAAGACTGGTCCCAGTAAAGTCAAGTACCCCATCACTGCCTCCGGTCGCCGTAGGATGAAGATCAGGAAGGCATAAGATGGCTGAATACAAAGGCAAGAAAGTCCCCCTGAACAAGGTCATGCGGATTCGCAAGGGCGAGCCGGGGTACGGCAGAAAGAAGTCCAAGGTCTTCGTCAAGGATGGTGGTAAAGTCAAGAAGGTGATGTTCGGAGATCCCAACATGAAGATCCGAAAGAATGAGCCTGGAAGACGAGCCAACTTCCGCGCCCGTCACAACTGCGACAACCCCGGCCCCAAGACCAAGCCTCGGTACTGGGCATGTAAGACCTGGTAATGGACGAGCGAATCCACGACTTTCGGAACTTCTTGTATCTGGCGTGGGAGCAGCTCCGTCTGCCAGACCCTACGCCTGTCCAATATGACATCGCGGACTACCTCCAGAATGGCCCCAAGCGGTCGTGCATCATGGCGTTCCGTGGGGTCGGCAAGTCTTGGATCACCTCCGCCTTTGTCTGCCACCAGCTCTTGCTTGACCCCCAGAGGAACATCTTGGTGGTCTCAGCGTCCAAGGCCAGAGCCGATGACTTCTCCACGTTTACCCTGAGGTTGATCTCAGAGATGCCCATGCTTCAGCATCTCAGACCCAGAGAGAACCAGAGGAACTCCAAGATCGCCTTTGACGTTGGCCCTGCGACCGCCAGTCACGCTCCCTCCGTGACATCCCGAGGTATCACGGGACAGATCACAGGGGCACGGGCAGACCTGATCGTGGCTGACGATGTGGAGTCCCTGAACAACTCCGCGACCCAGACCATGCGGGACAAACTGTCCGAGTCCATCAAGGAGTTCGACGCGGTTCTCAAACCGGATGGTCGCGTGGTCTACCTCGGAACCCCCCAGTCCGAACAATCCATCTACAACGTGCTGCCCCAGCGTGGATACGAGACCCGCATATGGCCCGCTAGAATCCCTCCTGAGAAGCAGCAGAAAAAGATGGAGGATACCCTTGCCCCGATGGTCAAGCGTCTCTCAGGGGATTCTAAGGACGATTACGGCAAACCTACAGATCCTCAGCGATTCGACGAGCATGACCTGCTGGAACGTGAGGCTTCCTACGGTCGATCTGGGTTTGCCCTCCAGTTCATGCTGGATACGAGCCTGAGTGACCAGAGCCGATATCCGCTCAAACTAAGTGACCTTGTGGTCATGCACCTGAACCCTGAGACAGCTCCGGAGAAGGCCATCTGGGCCGCATCACCTGACCTGATCTGGAAGGATCTCCCATGCGTGGGGTTCGCCGGAGACCGGTACTACCGCCCAATGCAGGTACAGGGCGACTGGAAGCCCTACAGCGGCTCCGTGATGGCAATCGACCCCTCGGGTCGGGGTGCAGACGAAACCGCTTACGCGGTCGCCAAGACCCACCACGGGCAAATCCTGATCACAGCCGCAGGTGGACTTCCAGGTGGATACGAAGAGGGAACCCTGCAACGGCTGGCAGACATCGCCAAGGAACAGAAGGTCAACAAGATCATCATCGAATCCAACTTCGGTGACGGAATGTTCACCAAGCTGTTGACCCCCTACGTCACCAAGACCTACCCCGTGACTCTGGAAGAGGTCAGACACTCCACCCAGAAGGAACGACGGATCATCGACACCCTCGAACCCGTGATGAACCAACACAGGCTCATCGTGGACTACGGGGTGCTGATGGATGACTACGACTCAACCAAGGGTAAACCCCAAGAGATGGCTCTGAAATACACCTTGGCCTACCAGATGACCCGAATCACCAAGGACAGGGGAGCCTTGAAGCACGATGACCGTCTCGATGTCCTAGCCATGGCTGTCCAGTATTGGGTAGACCACATGGCCCAAGACCGAGACAAAGCCATCTCCAGAGCCAAAGACCAAGCCTTCAGGGATGAATTGGAGAAGTTCACCACCCAAGTCATCGGGGGGTCTCCTAAGCCTCACCTCTGGATGAACCGGTAAGTCTCTTCCCCTGTGAATACCTAACGGTGTTTGGCAACGATGGACTCACAAGGCTCAGGTGAAGATCACCAAGGCTGATCCGAGGTCGTCCCCCAGATACCCCATGTCAATCGTGGGGGGTTTGGGGGGCAACTTCTGGATCTACAAGGTCTAGGTGAAGAGATACTGATAGATAAACCCAAGGTATACCCTAAGATATGACCATCAATGATATATCCCCACCCCCACCAATAATACCTCTACATGAGTCAGTAATGGTGACATGGGAAGATATCCAAGGTCATGAAAGACCTTGGGTAGACCTAGAGGAAGCTGAGGAACTGGAGCCAATCTTGATGAGGACTGTGGGTTTCCTGATGGCTCATGATCACAACAAGGTGGTCATCGCTTCGACCCTGAGTGATCCCGCAGGTCTCGCTGGGAATGTCAACTCGATACCCACAGGTTGTGTCATGAGTATCCGGAGGTTGACCGAGAGTGACCAAGAACCTGCGACCATTTGACGCAAAAATTTGAGAGGGTTTATACGCATATCGTAGCCGCGATGACCCCCCGTGGGGGTGGGTGCGTCTGCGCGCCTGGTCGCACAATGCTGCCGCGATGCTGGCAAATTTTCAATCGATCCGACAAGATTCGGCGCGGATGGTCAGCCATTCATGATGGTTTCGGGAGATATTGAATCTCTCGGAATGGGTCTAGCCATCCCAAGTTGGAAAGTGGCTGCCGCGCCGGGGTGGTTTGGTCTTT